GATTTTGTTAGCGTCTGCTCTTTGAGTAGTGAGAATAATGCTATTAACTACCGAAAAATATAGGGGTTAATTTTGATCTAACTATTGAAATAGTATACATTTTGTAGTTAATATATACCTAAGGAGATTATAGATATGGAAACTATTAAACACAAAACACCAGCAGGAGATTATGCGATTGATTGCTACGGAGTTTTAAATGACGAATGTAACATACTTGTTACTTCAAGTTTATTTGAAGAAATCCATGAGAATTGGAATTATGAGACAGAAGAGCCGTTTCAAGAATGGTCTGAGGTTGTGGAATTTTTGTTAGAAAATGACAGTTATATAGAACTAGAGGAATTATCAGTATGTTAATGAAAGGAGAAAGCATGAGCCACCCAATAGACAACATAAGCGACTACCTAAGACAAAACTTTAGCGAAGCAGATATTAAAACTATCGCTGAATGTACAGGCGATTCTAGTGGTATTCAAGGACTAGAAACATTTGAAGAAACTACAAAGCTTTACGACTTCTTAAAAGAAGATATTTGGTCTTTGATACAAGACGATATATTCGGAACAGATACAACACCATTACAGTATATCGCTAACTTAAATGGTGGGGATCTCGTAACTAATGACGAAGAGCTAAAAAATATATTGGTTTGGTATGCCTTAGAGATTTCTGCTTCACTTACCCTAGACATACAGGAGATGGAAAATGAATAAGTTTAATTTATTAGATCATATGATAGATATAGCTGATAACTTTTGGGATAAAAACCCTGAGTTAAAACCTGTCTGTATGCAAGAAAGTATAGAAACAGGTAATTACCATAACAGACAGCAATATTTATTTATGTATAGGTTTGTACAAATTTGGGAAAAGGTACAAGAAAGACAAATAAAAAACAACAGAATAAAAAATATTCTCATAAAACATAACATTACTGAAACTGACTTAAAACGGGAATATGCTGATAGATATGATTCTAAATATCTCAAGGAATGCACACGAGAAAAATTAATAGATTTAATTATTAACGAGCAAGTGTATAAGGAGAAGAAATGAAGATATTTAATTATATAGACTTTGTGAGGGTAAAAAGATGAGTAAATTTAATTTGTTTGATTACATGATTGAAATACATCAAAACTTTTTGAAAGAAAATCCTAATGTTGAATGTATGTGTGTTGCTGATTCTTTAGCCGTGGGTAATTATCACAACAGAGAACAATTTTTATTTTTATACAGATTCTCAAAGATATGGGAAAAAGTAGAAGAAAGAGAAATTAAAAGGAGAAGAAATGAATAAATCATATAGTTATGCAGAGCTACTTAATATGCCGTTGTGTTGTATGTGTTGTGGTAGTAGGAATGTAAATACTACTACTAATACTTGTTTGTCATGTGGCTCGACTGAGGGCTTGTGGTCGGATGAAAGAACCGATAAAGAATACGAGGAGATGAATAATGAAAGTTAAACAGCTAATTAAAGAGCTAGAGGATATAAATCCAGATGCCGATATCCGTTTATATTTTCCCTACGATATATGGGAAGACCACCCTGAAGATTTAAGCTCAAATGAATTTGAGATTCATGCTGAGGGTTTAGATTATGACGAACCATTTATAGAATTATTTTCAACTGTTGATATGAATGGTAACAGACAAGAGGAGAGTGAATGATGAGTAATCAATATGTAAATGTTTTAGATATTAAGTTTTATGTTTGTGATGAAGAAGGCAACGAACTCACAAATGCAGATGGCAGTATCAAAGAGTTTTACTGCAAGGGCAGATTAAAACCGCTTGAATATCTTTGTGAAGATATGACTATTGAAGATTTAGAGGAGATAAATAATGAGTAAACCAAAAGAATACAGGGTGTCTTTTATACCTTATGAAACTTTGCAATACGATTATGTTGTAAAAGCAAAGGACGAAGATGAAGCGGGGGATTTAGCTTATGAAGAATTGAAGATGGCTATAGGTCGTGATGCTTCTAAAGATTGGGAATGTTGTAATGTTGAGGAGATGAATGATGATTGACTTTCCAAATAAAAAATACAACATAATTTACGCAGATCCACCTTGGCAATTTAATAGCCGTATCCACCAAGAGGGTAGAGGTTTCACTCACAGTCTCGAAAAACACTATGATACTATGACAGAACAAGACATTTGCAATTTACCCGTAAAAAATATTGCCGCAAGTGACTGTATCTTATTCATGTGGGTAACAGATAGCCATTTACAGGAGGGTTTGAATGTTATCAAGTCTTGGGGCTTTGACTATAAGACTATTGGTTTTACCTGGGTGAAACATTATGCAAGTGGTTTTACTTGCTATAACTTCTCACCATATCTTTTAAAATCTACTGAAATTTGTTTGATAGGTATGAAAGGTAAACTTGCTAACATTAAAGCCCGAGACGATATTAAAGGTCTTGTGGCAGATATAAGAGACCAACATAGTAAAAAACCCGAAGAAGTTAGAAGAAGAATAGTACTAATGTGTAAAGACTTACCAAAAATAGAACTATTTGCTCGTCACAAGACAGAGGGTTGGGATGTTTGGGGTAATGAGGTGAATAATGACTAGAGAAGAAATGGAAAATGCAATAGTGGATAACTATGTGAAAATGATCATAAGTTGGGTAGAAAATTCAGATACAGATTCATTAAGAGATCATGTATTTGAAACTGTCTATGGCAATTTTAAAAGTATGGACTTAGGAGACATACAAGCAGATTATGAAAGTATTACAGGAGATTATTTATGAAAATTAATTACGATATAGTCAATTACAAAAAGTTTAATTGGTATGACACACAAGCATATAAATTTAACCGAGATGATAACAATGGTTATCTTTATGGCTTTGTAGAGTGGTATGGAAATCAAAAGTTAGATGACGCTTGTGATATTGATGATGGAACAATCGTTCAATGGTCTTGGTTTAAAACAGAAGCAGAGAGAAACACAAAATTGAAGGAGAAAAATTATGACTAAAAGCGATATTGTAGTGTACTTTGGCAACAGAGGTATGGATCTAGAAAACCGAGACTTCAAAGAGTTTGGTGTTGTAGGTCGTTATGTATTTATACATTTCATCAATGGCGATTATGAAAATAAAGGTTGGGTCGAAATGTATGAACTAGGACATATAGGCTTAGAATGTATTGATGAGTTTGACTACAAAGATTTCAAATTCACTAAGACTTATATGCGTAAATGTGTAACAGGAGAAGTATCATGACTAAGCAAGAACTAAATAAACTCAATAAAATTATAAATGATGTATCTGAACATCAAGATTACTATGAATTTATAAATTCAAAATGGATTGAGGATTGTATTGCTAACAAAGATTGGATAGCACTTAATCCTACTATGAATACTTTGTGTGCTTTGCAAAACACTCGAGAACAATTAGAACAATTATCTACGGGAGAAATATTATGACTTGGCAAATTGTATCGGATAAAAAATTATCTGAAGATAAAAACTTAATCAGTACTATGGTAAGTAATGACCGTAACCGTAGTGCTAGGATATTTAAAACCGTTAGAGGTTTTGAAATAGAGTTGTTTGAAGCACAAAAGCGAGTGCGAATAGTAGAAGCTTGGGATCACTCAGAATCTTGGGCAGAGAATGTCGCTGAGAATTGGAACCAGGGGATTATCAGAGTATGAAAATAGCAACAGAACTACCCTTACTAGAAATGGATCTCGAATCTGATTACGAATGTTTTGTTTGGTGTGGTGTGGTTGCTATCACTACTACGAACCAACAAACACAAGCATTTTTTCAAGCCAGGTTTGAAGAAATAGGTGAGAACTTAGACGAGTTAAGTATCACTCGTGGTAAAAAATTAATTTTACAGATAATAGATACTTTATATGGAGATTAATTATGGCAACATATTATGGAGAAAATTCGAACTATCGTATAGATAGATCTAGAACACTCAAAGAAAACTTTGAGGAATATATGCACGAGTTAAATCGTGAAAGATATGCTAATGATGGAGCTTGTACCAATAACTACCGTCCTGTTAGCCGTATGGAAGCAGTAGACTTCTTTATTAAGTTTTGTGGGAGAAAGTGATGGATTTTTTAATTAGTATTGCACTAGTATTCTTTATTGCTTTTCTGGCAAGTCTGGGGGAACGTCCTGAGGATTAACAACAAGATCCTTAGCTTCAACCTCAAGTAGCTCTTCTCCCATAAGTTGCTTGAGGCGATTCTCTACCTCTGCTCTCGACATCTGATCTATCTTACCGAACCTAACTTCTTTCTTCTCAACTACCAGTCCACCAACTTTGAGTAAAGCGTTTTGAGCTGCGATCGCCGCATTAAAAGAACCAGACTTTAAAGCCTCGTCCCGAATATCGTACAAGTCCTGAACAGCTCGATCGTGGTTTAATTCATATTTTTTTTTAACTTCCGACATCAGAAAGTTAATCTCTTGTTTCACTTTTTGATTACGCATGAGTTGGTAAGAAGCCTGGCGTGGATCTTTATACCCTGCAACCCGAGCAGCTTCTGTAAATGACATCCTTGGATTATTAACAGCAGTCCAACAAAATATTTTTTGTCTGCGATTTAAATCAGAATCATCAAAGAACTCAATTGGTGGGTTTTTTTCGTCTGCGATAGTAGGTTGATACTCAGCTTTAGGTTTTGGGGTTTTAAGTTTGAAACGTTTGCTCATCCTTGTCCTCTGTATTTTTTAAAGTCCCGCTTGGTAGTCTTGTTCATGCTTGAGGTACCGACGTTGCGACGCCCAATAGAAGTCTTTTTGCCTCTTACACCACATACTGGTGTATGGCCCTTAGCATTATTCCATTTAGCTACCATTAATGCGAATTATAGAATTACAGATTGTAGAAGTAAAGTATAGTAGTCTAATCTGTGTTACAGATACGACTATCCCCTACTCATTCCCAAGAGTATCAGAAAGAGCATACAGAACCTTTAATTTAGTGTCAAGTAACCATACTCATAAAAAGTACAATTGTTTCTCAGTCTAGTGACAAAAATGAAAAAAATAAAAAAATAGTCTAGCCCTTTAAAAATCATGCTTTCCCATGTCATGACTTTCATGACAATAATAGGACAAAAATAATTATGCCTCAATACTCTGCAAAATATGCTTGATAATTTCTACAGTCCAACCATTACCCAACATCTTATATCTCTGCGTGTTAGACACATGATTAGTGTAGTTGTCCGGAACTGTCTGCAACCTTTCACACTCCAAAGGTGTTAGCTTACGCCAGGTTAAACCTTCTTGAGCTACCTTTGGCTCTCTGTTACCACCACCCATAGTGTTTAATGTTGGAGACTTACCTTCTGGGCTATACACTCTTCTTAGTATATCGTGTCCTTTGATGTCAGCAGCCATACCAAGCTGTTTTGGCTTTGTTTCAACTAGCGTATTACCTGAACCAGCAGTACCGCCCGATTGAGCAGATAATGTAGAAGATTTACCATCTTGTGAATATATTCTATTACCCTGCCCCCCATTTTTAATACTACCAACCTGTTTAGGTTTATCTACAGCTATGACACCATAAGGCACTCCTTTATGCATGTTAGCTGTTAGGCACATTCCTTTTTGACTTTCATGTTTAATGTAAACATCTTTTCTAGTCTTACCACCACTCCATTTGTCTGAGCTTCTATTCATATAATCTTTTGCTTCTAATGACAATTCATCATCAACATCAGTTTCTAATATATCCCTTAAAACTATGCCCCTATCTTTTGGTTGTTGTATGTTAGGTATGTTAGTCCAATAGTATCTCTGTCTTGATTGTGCAGAAACTAAAGCAGAATTAATAAGTATAGGTTCTATACCAAAAGTTATTTCTGGGTAACACTTGGACACCTCTTGCGAAAAAATATCCAAAAACTCTTTCTTCATTCTGACATTCTCTGCTAAAAAGTATTTTGGTTTTATCGCTTTTAACAATCTTATTGCCTCAAAGAATAGTGCCGATCTAGGATCATCAAAAGCCAACTGCTTGCCTGCAAATGAAAAACCCTGACAAGGTGAGCCAAAGAATATTAAATCTACATCTGCAAAATTTTTAGGATCTAACTTGGTAACATCACCCACTTGTATAGTGTTAGGGTAGTTGGCTTGTGTTACCTGGATAGCATACTTATCTATCTCACTTGCATAATATGTTTCAACAGGTATGCCGAGCTGATCTAAGGCTATTTGACCACAACTCATACCATCAAACAAACTAAGTACTTTCAAAATTTATTTCTTGTGTGCTTTCCGAATCGCTTCTTTACCAGCTTTGGCTATTTTTGCTTGTGTAGGTTTACCTGCGACTTTGGCTCTTTGCTCTAATACTGTAAGTATTTGGATCTTACGTGCATAAGGTTTGTTTATTCTTTTAACTTTAGCAACTGTCTTACGAGCATCTGTAGGCGTAGCAAACTTAATGCTAACTGTATCTCTTGGGTTTTCGTCTGTATATAACCTTCTACCTGAACCCTTAGGTTTTTTACCTGTACCTTTTTTTGGATCTCTACGCTTGACCATCACATAAATTTACCATTTATTTGAGACTTTGCCCCTTTATTTATTTTAAACTTACCGCCTTTTTTTGTTGCAGTTTTTCTTCTTAAATGTAAAAGATATAACTGTAAATGCATACGATCTGTGATAATCACAGGTAATAGACCAATAGGTGTAGTTTCATCAAACCCATATTTGTTCATCATTTTTTGCATTATTGCGTCTGTTTTAAGTGTTTTCATAATTTTAATCGTTGAAGTCTAAGGGTTTATCATCATAATTTTCGTCTTGTTTAGTATTATTTTTTTCTTCTAGCCAATAACGATTTTCGTGTGATCTGTTACATATAGTCTCTCGTTGGCGCTCTATAGCTTCATTAAGTATTTCTTGCGGGAAGACACCTCTTGGTTCAATATCTTCAGGCAAAGCGCCGGATATTTGATTAGGTCTAGTAAAACCATCATCACCTAATAAGACCTCAGGTAGCTTTCTTGCACGTACTGGTGTTGTAATTTTTCTTTTCTCGGCAAGATCTTGTTCCGGCCGTATCCAACAACGATACTTATTAGTATCAGGTATTTTACGTGTTGCATAATCGTAATTGTACTTGTAGCACAAAGCAGCAAAGTTATCACGCTCAGTTTTTGTATCAACAACGATACTGTCTCCTGGTTGCATTTTTGTAACAACTTTATTGAGTTCCCCTCGTGGTGTTATTTCAATATTTTTTTCGATCTTGTACTTCATGCCTTAATTATAGCAGAGCATTTTGTCGCTAAGGTTGCTCTGAAACCGTAAGTCCGCCGACTTCTCTATTGAGGAGAGTATTGTCAATGAGGCGACAAAAAAAGATATAGGGCAGCCAAGGAGTATTTGGGTAAACCACATGAAAAATACTGCCCTATATACTAAACCCCGTGTTTGTATGGATCACAAGCTAAATCAAAATGAATATCAAAAGTTGTGCAGTCCCATACAGCTTCGGTCCTATCAATTTTTACACCAGTAAGCTTATATACGTTATTGATGTAGTTACTATACAGCTCGTCTTGACACTCGTAGCCGTCTTTAAAAGCTTGTTCAAAAGCTTGACAACGCTTGTCATCACATAAAAGGTTTTGCTCTTCTTCAAGATGCCATCTACTTGTCTTGCTCACGATTACCTCTTTGTGTCTCAACTAATTTTGATAAAACATTAGCTGTATGTTTTTGCTGATCAGCAGACAGATTGGATATATCTTTTATGCAATCTATCAGCTGCGTAGTAGTGTGCGAAAGATCTGCTGCAATACTTTCTAAAGCAACCATATTATCTGACGCTAACGGATGAATTTTATCTCTATTTAATTTCATACTTGAAATATTAACAAACTGCAATATAATGTCAATTACTAAATGTAAATTAATTTAATGAGGACCTTATGAAACAATTACCAGAAAGTTTAAGCAAATACGACCATCATGTTATAGGAGAAGCAATCTATTTTCCTAACATTTCTAATCACGAATATCACAACTCTGCCGGCGTATCTTCATCTACTATAAGAAAGTTTGGTGTATCTGAACTTCATGCTGTCAAAGAAGAAATAGAAAGCACACCAGCACTACGGTTTGGCTCAGCTGCTCATGCTTATATTGTTGAGGGTGAACAAAGTTTTGCCAATGAAGTAGCAATCATATCAGGCAGTATGTATTCAGCAGCTAATAAGGACCTTATAGCAGAATGTGAAGAAAAAGGAATTACTTGCATAAGTCAAAAAGACTTTTCAACTATTAAAGCTATGTCTGAAAATATGTTGCCTATAGGAGACAAACTTTTACATCCAAGCGAAAGTGAATATCCGAGTGAACATTTCAATTACCCATATGAAAGAGCTTTATACTGGTGGGAGGGTGACACACTTTGCAAATTAAAAGCCGATGTCATTAGACACCCAGATGCTCCTATGTCGAATACAAAAGATCTAATTGTGGTGGATTACAAAACCACAAAATCATGCGATCCCGATAAATTTGTAAACTCTATCAAACAATACGGCTATCAATATCAAGCCGCTTGGTACACAAGAGGATTTCAAAAAGCTGGTTTTAATGTCAAAGAATTTGTTTTTGTAGCACAAGAAAAAACTAGCCCTTATGCCTCTAAAATATTTAAATTTGATACAGCTGATTTAGAAAAGTATTGGATAGAACTAGAATACATAATACAAAATTATGAAAAAATTATGCAAGGAGCCGTACAAAATCTACAAGCATACAACTGCCCAAATGTTATAGAGCTAGACATATGAAAAAACAAACAGATATGGTGAACACTCCACCGCATTACACTAAGGGTTCAATTGAATTTATTGAAGCGGTTAGAGAAGCTCTAGGGCAGGAGGGTTTTAAATCTTGGTGCCAAGGCAACGCTATGAAATACTTGTGGCGATATAAACATAAAGGTACAGACATACAGGATCTAGAAAAAAGTATGTTTTACATCAAAAGAATTATTAAAGAACTCAAATAAAAGAGGGGCCAAAGCCCCTCAGTACCAATGAAATTAAATATGGAGAAAACCTACAACTTTCGTATATAAGTTTTCCTAAAATTATACAGAATAGTTTTGAAAAAAAAACCCCTCCGAAGAGGGGCCACAGGATATAAATGAAAAATTTAAAATTTTCACATTTAGATTACATTATGTCTAAAATGCAATCAACCTCCTAGTGATGGTTTAGCTCCAACGGCAGAGCCAGACCCACTAGAACCTGTATTAGCGGATGCCATGTAACCTTTAACGTTGGTATATTGTTTAACACCACCGTCAGGTTGATCAACATCTTTAACACCAATAGCTACTCTCAGCAGTTTTCCTACAAGTTCTTCTTTCTTGTTAGGAAATGCATCAAAACCTACAGCTAAACACAAAGATGAAAAAATTTCGTTAGAAACTCTTTTTGCATTTTCACTACTATGCCACAAGTTGTAATACTCGGTTTGGTCATAATACTTACCACCTGCTATCTCAAAAATTACTTTAAGGGCCTTATCACCATTTTGTGTAGTGTGGTCCTCAACTTTAAGAATACAGGCTTCATGTACACCTTTTGGTGCTGCTGTTTTTTCAGATGCAGTTCCTACATCTTTAAAAAAATCTACGCCGTCAAAATCGCTCATTTCTTTCTCCCTTTACTAAGTTGTTCAAGAATTAATTTTCTACTCTTGATTTTAAAATTTCTAAATCTTAATTTAGCTATTTCTGAAAATAGATTCGTTAAGTTTAGATATACAATGTTCAGATCTTTTTCCTGATCCATTTCTAAATCGTCACAATCTCTACACAAAATCTCATAGATATCCATTTGAGCTTGTTTAATTCTTTGTTCATTCTCAAACAGAATATCTGTATATTCATATGTAGCTTCTTCAAAATCTATGTCTGTAAAACGTTTTCTTTCAGTTTCATCAAACATTTTTAGATCCGCATATTTTTCTTCCCACATTTGTTCTTCGTCAGGAAAATCAGGATTGACGGGCACAAAATTAGATGGATGCTTCACTAGCTACCTCCATTTTAGTAGGGGCCGATTCTACCTGGTTGCTAAAACCAAGTTTGGTAATGACACTCGAAAGATTCGGTTCCTCTAAAGCTTCTAGTTTGCCTGATCTATCTTTACAGACAAAACCCTCAGCAAGAGTAGTTTGCAACCATCTAGTATGTACTGCTTTACCATCTCCATCTGTTTGTTCCATTACTCTTAAACATAAAACTTCGTCAAAAAAGTAAGGTATAGATTGTCCTAGCTTAGTACCAATCATTTTTGGTTGGAAAAACCAAACACCATCGTTATTTTCTTTTGCCATCTTGCAAACAAATATAACGTGCATAGGTAAATCTCTAAACATTCTCATAACATTTGTGCATGTTATCTGAACATTTCCATAAGCTTTACGAGCATCTTTATTTACACTTAATTCGTGGTCCAAAAGAATCTCTGACATTTCTGATATTGAATCTAGACATACTGTATCATAGTCATGTTCACCCGATTTGAGCTCACCATATATTTGATTCAACTCTTCATAAGTTTTTATTTCTATAGCATCAACGTTCTCTTTATCACGAATAGATAGAAGTCCTGCTTCCATGCTTATTACAAGCACTTTGCCAGGAGCCGTTGAGCATGTATAAGTTTTACCTGCACCAGATTCACCATAAATTAGGATCTTTGCACCTTGTTTATTAACAAGCTGGTCAGGCTTTACTACATTTTTTAATATACTCATAAATAATCTCCGTAGTTGACAAGATTTTATCAAAGGGTTACGATTTGTCAATATAAATAATGGAGGAAACTGATGGAATCAGATGCAGAATGGTTCGTTAATTATTGTCATCGTTTGACAGAAATAAATAAGGACCGTCTTAAAAAGCTCAAAGAACAAGGGCTTCAACCACAATTCGAACATAAAGATGTCAGACCTTATACGTTAGGAGAAATGATTAAACATATTGGTATGGAAGAAGCAGCCAAAAAGTTTGAAGTCTCTTTAGCCTCTATTAGGTCATGGCGATGGGGCTATAGACGCCCAAGCGTAGAACAAGCAAAAAAAATAATAATAGCAACCAACGGAAGATTAGACTATGAATCAATTTACGGTTGTCCAAATGAAATAAAATAGTGTTTTCTATTAACTTCAACGGCAAAGAAAGTGTCTATGAGTTAGCCATGGCATATTACGATGAGGGGCTTGATGTAGTGCCTTTATTGCGTAAATCCAAAAAGCCACCTGCTTTTTTCAAAGGCTGGGCCCAGTTCAAAGAGCAAAGACCAAAAAGAGAAGAAGTAGAAACTTGGTTTAAAGACAGGGACGATATGACTGTCGCTTTAGTTTGTGGTCAGTTTATCGTTGTAGATGCAGACACACCTGAAGCCATGAACTGGGTTGAAGAAAACATACCACAAACACCTTACAAAGTTAGAACTGGTAAAGGTATGCATTACTACTATAACAATCCACAAAATTACACTACATTCGCTACAAAAAGATTAAACGACACACCAATAGAAAGACACATTGACATCAGGGGAGACGGTGGTTTAATAATTGCTCCATATAATACACATGCAAACGGACAAGTTTATCAGCCGGTGATTAACCCTAATTGGGATCTGTGGGGTTTTGAGGATTTACCAGATTTTACCGAAAAAGAATGGATACAAATTACTGGTAACAAAAAAACTAATGGTCAGTCAAATGTCACACCCTTCTCTTTAGATGGAGTCAATGAGGGCTCTAGGAACGATCAAGCAGCCAGGTTAGCTGGTTATTTAATTTCAAAAAATCTTAACTTAGACTTTGCAAAATTTTTTATGGAGAGTTGGAATCAACAAAATTCACCACCCTTACCTAAACATGAAATTATTTCCGTAGTAGATAATGTAAAAAAAACACACGACAGAAAAAACCAACAAGCCCCTTTATTTGTACACACTAAAGAGGATATTGCACCACCTAAAAACCTGTACAATCCACCAGGCGTTCTAAAAAATATGTTTGAGTTCGCTGAAGAAATAGCACAAATAAGTCAGCCTGAACTTTCATTAGTAGGAGCTTTGGCTCTAGGTAGTGTTGCTTGTGGCAGAATGTTCAGGACCGATATGAACAATTTTAGCAGTTTATATTTTGTTGGTGTCGCTAAATCAGGACAAGGTAAAGAAAATATAAAGACTTTTGTTGAGTCAGTTTTAAACAAAACTAAACACGCTAGATTAGTTGTAGGCGACGGTTACACATCTTCAGGCGCTGTTCACTCAATTCTTAAATATAGACCTACACAAATTACAGTCATGGACGAATTTGGCAAACGTTTGGAAAACATATCTGCACAGCAAAACACTAACAGAGAAGACGGTATTCAAACACTAATGGAAGCTTGGGGCCGTTGTCACGGTACCTTAAGACCTGATAACTATTCACTTATGAACACACCTGAACAATATGTAGAACAAGCTATGAACCGTATCTGCTACAAACCTGCAATTACCCTTGTAGGTCTTTCTGTGCCAAAGAATTTTTATGGGGCTTTGAACTCAGGAAGAGTAGCAGATGGGTTTTTGAACAGATTTATAATCGTAGAATCCAAAGAGCCAAGAAAAGTAAGTGCTTTAAAAAGATACAAAAAGCCACCGCAACTGATTATAGATTGGGTAAATGCTATTAGAAGACCTAGATCTGATTTTGGTGACATAGCAGAACAAAACTCAGAGGTAAATGTAGATCAAACCGTTATCTCTTTTGATGATGATAGTAGACAACTATTAAATGAGTTTGCAGAAGAGGTCGTCAAAAGACAAAACGTTTTAGAAAAAAATAATTTAGAACCTTTGTTATCTAGGTCTAGAGAAAAAGCTATGCGCTTGTCTTTAATATGTGCTTTGGCTAACGACGTAGGTGCCAAAACAATTAAAGGTGAATATACAAAGTGGGCAATAGATTATGTCAGATACTACGATTTGTTATTCATAGAAACTTGTAGAGACAAAGTATCATCCTCTGCTACAGAAGCAAAAATCAAGTCTGTTCTATCTTATATAAGGTCCCGTGGTGGAGAGGGAATAAGCAAAAGAGAAGTTGATAGACATGAACTATTTAGATCTATGAAGTCATACGAAGTCAAAGAGATTATAGAAAGATTAAGAAATGCTGGAGAGATCCAAGAAATCGAAGTAAAAATTGGTGGTAAAGGTAGGCCCACAAAAAGATTTGTTGCTGTCGATCCAACCTACTATGAGGATTAAAGAATGAAAAAACCAAGCTTAGAAACTATAGACGATCAAAAAAGAGAAGAAAGAGTTGCAGGATATTTAGAAGGTGCCTGGGGTGTTACTTGTCATAAATTACCAGTTCATTATTCATTAGACTATTGGATAGAATCTAAAGATAGGTGTTATTGGTGCGAGGTTAAAGTCAGGACTTTTTCAATAGACAAGTATGAAAGCCTAATACTTTCTGTAGCAAAACTTAAAAATGGAGCTTCTTTTGCACAAGCTACAAATGTTCCTTTCATAATTGTATTCGCTATGACAGACGGTTTGTACTATCACAAATGGGATCAAAACCATCAATATGAAATTATGATGAATTTATCACAATCACCTGAGTATGATGACGACAATGAGCCGTATGCATATATTCCAAAACATATGATAAACTGTATATCTAATCAACCATTAGGAATGGATAGGAACGAAATAGGACTATGTTAGATATATTAAAAAATACTTTAGCTACTGTAGCACCTTCTTTAGGCCAAGCAGTAGGTGGCCCCTTAGGTGGCGCAGCAGCAAACATGATAGCTAGTGTATTAGGCTGTAAAGCTGAACCAAAATCAATTGCACAAGCTATGCAAAACGCTACGCCTGAACAATTACTAGAGCTTAAAAAAGCAGAGAAAGAGTTCGAAGTGAAAATGAAAGAGTTAGATGTAGATATTTACAAAATACAAGCACAAGATGTGCAGAACGCTCGTACTGCTTTCTCAGGCGATTGGACCTCAAAAATTTTAGGCTTCGTAACTATTGGTGGTTTCATGGGTTATATATTTTTAGTAACAATACAACCGCCAGAACAAAATAGTGAAGCCTTAATTAATTTAGTTTTAGGTTATTTAGGCGGCTTAGCTAGTGCAGTCATATCTTTTTATTTTGGTGCATCCCATAAAAAAGACGATTAAAACCTAAATGCAAGATATTGTCACCATAATCCAACAGGTAGGATTTCCAATAGCAGCAGCTCTCGGATTAGGTTGGTTCATCTATAAACTAATAATGCGTATTGTTGACGGTATGGAAAATAAATTAGATGTCGTTGATGAAAAAGTAGCTGAGCAGATAACCGCTATGGAACAAAGACTAGGCACTAAACTAGACTCACAACACGGTATATTAGTTGCTTTGATTGACAGGATTAGAAGCCTTGACAACGAGATCATTAGACAGGACACTTTAATTAAGACTATATTAGGTGTGCCACAATTAATTGATAGCAACAAGATAGCTAAGGCAGACAGAGATGACCAAAGAAAAGATTGACGATTATTATTTAAGTAAATACAAACGTATGGGGTGCGCTTGGTTTTTGATCCCGTGCTTAGCGTTCCCCCTCTTTGCTGACGAAATAAAGTTTAAATTTAAATCGCCCTCATTTAACGGTGAAGGTACATCAGCACACTATCTAACGATAGAAAATCAAGAATTTAACAGAAAGGAAGCATTAGAAGCAGAAATTAAAGCTTTACAAGATGAACTGCAAAGAGATGCTGATAACACAACCTTAGCCAGGTTCCTTAGAAACTTTGAATCAAGAGTTTATGCACAACTATCTAGACAGTTAGTTGATCAGTTGTTTGGTGAAAACCCAGCAAGTGAAGGATCTTTTACTTTGTTTGATAATCTGATAACTTGGACGACAGACGGTATAAATATTACAATGACTATATTTAATGAAACTACTGGCGAAACAACTACTATCACTATCCCTATTGGGGACTTTGGTTTCTAGTTGTGCTTCGCATGTCGAAAGAATATCTCCCTGCTTAACAAACCCACAAGAAGATTATAAAGATGTTGTTACCATAATTGGAGAAGCACAATGTTTTTCAAAAAATGCCTTTATAAATCAACCAGTAACTGCAGCTATAAAAAAAATACCACCAGCAATCCAGCAACCAGTTGTAGCCGTATACAGATTCGGTGATGCGACGGGCCAAAGAAAATCGGTAGATGGTTATGCAAATTTTTCTACAGCACTTACCCAAGCACCTGAGACTTATGTTATCAGGGCCTTAAAACAATCAAAATTTTTCAGGGTAGTTGAGCGTGTTGGTATAGATCATCTAACAAGAGAACGACAAATAATAAGATCAACAAGAGAAAAGTTTGATGAAGATAATCAACAAATGCCTTTGCTTTTTGCAGGGCTGATAGTAGAGGGTGCAATTGTAGATTACAACACCAACCTGTTGACTGGCGGTATAGGGGCAAGATATTTAGGAATAGGTAGTTCTAAACAATATCGTGAAGATACCGTTGTTGTCTCAATTAGAATAGTTTCTGTTAGTACAGGTGAAATATTATTAGAAAACCTCACTACTAAGACAATATTATCGGTTGGCTTATCTAATGATTTTTTTCGATATATTGCAGAGGGTACAAAGCTGGTAGAGTTCGAAACTGGTAATGCTATGAATGAAAGTAAATCTATTGCGTTGCAAGCTGCTATAGAAACTGGTATCGTAGATATTATAAACCAAGGCAATATCAGAGGTTATTGGCGGTTTATAGGAGAGTAAAGTGAGAATATTTTTATTATTTTTAGCGTTGAACGCTTTTGCAGACAATGAGATATTCGTTGATCAAAGCGGAAGTAACGCAGCAATTAATCTTGAACAATTAGGTTCGTCAAACCTTATTGGTGGTACTTCAGCCGTTTCAGGCACTATGACAGCTCTAGATTTAGACGGCATAAATATGACATTAGAAATAAACCAAATAGGAGCTAGTAACATTTTTAGATCAGATGCTTTTGATTCAGATTACATTTCAGCCCTGTTTGACTTTCAAGGCGACTCTAATGTTATGGATATTTTAGTAAACAGCGGTGGCGCTTATACAGCAGATTATGCTGACTTTAATATACAGGTTACTGGTGGAAGTAATACTTTTGATATAGAAGTGGCTGAAAATTCTAATGCAGACTATTTAGACTTGGATTGGATAATAGATGGTGACAATAATGAGTTTGAATTTGATATTGATTATGAAAATGCAACATCATATATCGATATATTCGGTGACAGTAACGCACTAACATTTGAGGGAAGCGGTTATGCAGGCACAACATCCAGCGATTCAGGCTACTTCTATCTTGATTTAACGGGCGACAGTAATACTTACACAATAACTCAAGCTTCAACTTTAGCTAGAGATTATTTAAAAATAACATCAAATGCGTCTAATTCTGTGGTCTGTATTGTTCAAAGCGACGGTTCTAGCACAACTTCATGCTGAACCAATAGGCGATATTACAAATCTTCGTGGTTATGGTCAGGTCTTAAGGGACCTGCCCTACGAAGCTATACTAGATTTCGACATCAATTCATATGATGATGTACAAACTCGTAAGGGCCGTATAGAAATAACTTTCGTTGACGATTCTACAGTAAGACTTACTGAGCACTCTAATTTAATTATTGACGAATACATTTACGATCCAAACCCAACCAAAGGTAAAATGGCTCTAAGTTTTGCTAGTGGCACCATCAGATTTGTAAGTGGCAGTATCAACAAATTAGACAAAGCCAATATAACGCTAAAAACACCTACAGCGGATATAGCAGTTAGAGGAACCGATTTTACTTGTACAGTAGATGAAACAGGAAGGAGTTTAATAATTTTATTACCAGATGAATTTGGTGATGCTAGTGGTGAAATTATTGTATCAACAGCAGCTGGTCAAGTTGTCTTAAATAAACCGTACCAAGCAACAACTACAACTGTATATGAACAGATACCCAGCAATCCTGTAACCTTAGACATATCTTTAGATCTAATAGACAACTATCTGATTGTCTCACCACCCAAAGAACGAGTTGTTGTCTCTGAAGAAGAAGTTTCGGAGCAACAAGATTATTTAGATTTTACGGATCTAGATATTGATTACTTAGATGAAGATCTGTTGGTTGAAGAAGATTTAAGTTTTGATGAGTTGGATATAGATTATTTGAACACTAATTTCTTCGAAGATCTGTTAGACGCAATATATCTATTAGAAGAAGAACAAGAACAGGATGTTCTAGGTAGTGTTATAGACGGAGTAGATATTGTCGGCACACAAATAGGACAAGATCCTGATACCCAAATTACAACATTTATAAGTGGTGAGCAGATAAACTTCTTAAGAAACGTGACAAACTCTTTGCAATTAGCATTAAACTCTGACGAATCTTACACTATCTTAATAATACAAGACGGTATCACAAACTCTATTAAAGTTAATGGTGGTAATTCGAGCAACATCATAATCAAACAGGAACAGGGATGAAGAAAGGATTACTTCTTATATTTATGCTAGCTCTGCCTTTAGCCTTTCAAGTGCCACCATTAGAAGTAATGAAACTTAAAACATTTGATTATTTAGTGCCCGATCAAGAACCAAGTGGGTTTTTCACTATACTTAATATAAGTGAGGATGATGTACAAGAGGAGGGAGGTTGGCCCTTACCTAGATCAAGATTAGCAGAAATAAACCAACAACTTATAAACAAGGGTGCCCTTGGTGTAGGTTGGGTGTTATCCTTTATAGATAAAGACCGGTTCGGTGGTGATGAAAAGTTAGCTGTTTCGTTCAATCAGTTCCCCATTGTAGTCGCCACCTTCCAGTCTCAAAACGGCATTTATCCTAAGCCAACTGGAACCGTCATCTTGGGACCTGATGTGTCTGGCTATCCATTAGATGGTTACATACCAAATATTGATTTGATTGCTAATAATGCTTTTGAAGGTATGGTATCAGCACCAGTAGATATAGATAATTTAGTAAGAAGAGTACCTTTGCTATATCAAATACCTGGGGGTTGGGTGCCTAGTTTCGGCACACAAGTCTTAAAGGTGCTAGCAGGTGCAGATACATATGTTATAAAAACAAACGAGTTTGGTATTGAGCAAATAAGAGTCAAAGGTATACCTGAAATACCTACAGACAAGCTAGGCCGTAAATGGATAAGTTGGGTAGATACACCTACGACAACTTTAGATGAAATGGATGTGCAAAATAAATTTGTTTTTGTAGGTGTAACCGCTAAAGGGATTTTACCAACTTTAGCAACACCCAAAGATTTATTAATGCCACATGAGATCCAAGCTGCTTTAGCAGAGTCAATCCTGATAGAAAACAGTCCTATGATACCTGATTGGCATTTAGGTGCAGAATTGTTAATTTTAATAATTTTTTGCTTTCTTATTTGGCTTCTAACGCAATCTTTTGGAATTACAGGTGGTTTAGTATCATTTTCTACCATCTTTTTGTCTACGGCTGTAATAGGCACCCAGATTGTAAAAAGAGGTATTTTATTGGATTTTACCTACACTTTAGTAGCAGAATTTGTGACTGCAGCTACATCTTTTTATTTGAACTTCAGAAAACAATATAAATTACGTCAAGAAATCAAAAAACAATTCGAGCATTATTTAGATCCTGCCCAAGTTAAAAGATTACAGGATAATCCCAACCTACTAAAGTTAGGTGGTGAAAAAAGATATTGTACATATCTGTTTACAGATGTGAGAGGTTTTACTGCCTTGTCTGAAAAACTAGAACCGCAAGAGGTGACGGCTATCATGAATCAAGCTTTGACAATACAAGCTGATGCGGTCCAAAAATATGGAGGTATGGTCGATAAGTATATAGGTGATGCGATGATGGCAATATTTAATGCACCATTAGATTTACATAATCACGAAGAAAGAGCTATACAAGCAGCGCTTCAAATAAGAGACGACATGCAAGCAGCAGGGTTAGATATTGCAATTGGTATTGGTTTAAATTCAGGGCCGTCAGTTGTAGGTAATTTAGGTAGTTCTTCACGCTTCGATTATACAGCTATAGGTGATGCTGTAAATACTGCAGCACGATTAGAATCAGCGACTAAAGAAGCTGGTGTAGATCTATTGATTGGTGAATCTACTGCTAAGGCTCTAATCGGCACACCAACAAAAAAACCGCTACGCAGACTCGACAGTATAAATGTTAAAGGCAAAAGTAAAAAACTGGGTATTTATACTATGGACTAAGTATAGGACCAAAACCTAATTGTGCTTCACGATCTAAGACTGATGTAGGGTCAGTTTGTGGGATACCGTAGCTAGAAAGATCAGGTATTGGCATATCAACGCTTTGTGTCGCTCTAACTCCTGTATTAATTAATTGACGTGCTTGTTCTGTATTTGTTAAATCCGCAACTTCGCTTCTTACAGTTTCATTAACAGCATCTACACCTCTAGCGACTTCTCTTGTTAGATATTGTCTTATACCCCTGTCAAAATAATCAAAAACTGTTTGTATAGAATTTTTATCGGTTGAAGCCATCATCCTTACTAGGGTTGGATTCGATAAAGCACCACGTAATAATATTATACCAAAAGCCAAGGGTATAGCGTTTAAATTTAAGAACCCTACAGCCAAAGAAGCCGCAATAAGTCCACCTGCAGCAGCTCCCCTACCTGCTTCTCCTTTTGTTAAAACATCTAATGTATTTGCTAAATGTCTCAAACTCCTTTTTGTCTCTACACCAAACATCGCTGTTAATGTTTCGTCTCCATAAGAATCTAAGGCACTTGACAATGCTTGAGGTTTAAATATATCTGTTACTTCTCCTTTGGTACCAGGTTTAATACCGGTTCTTAATAATTTATCCATGCTAGCATTTTGTATTTCTAGGAAAGCATCAGGGCTAATTAATTTTTTAATTTTTTCTATATTATCAGCTCCTCTAGGTGTAAATACCTTACTTACTACTTCTTCCGCTGTAGCATCAGGTAATCTTTCTGATATAAATTTATTAGCTTCAAAAGCTTCTTTGCTTGCTTGCGCTTCTGCTTTAGTTTTAAGAGCAGATAAAAAATCTTCGCCTGCTGTACCGAGGCCAGCATAACCTGATCGGTTTTTTGATATCATAGGTAACAAGTCTAATATCTCATCTGATTTTATTTTCGGGTTAATTTTTACTAAATCATCTGCCAAATTTTGTATGTTTGCTGCATTTTGTGTGCCGAAAAGTTCTTCTAATTTACGTGAATCATTTCTTTGAAAATCTTTCATGAACTTACCAAAATCATTAAATCTAATTGTGTTTGTTGTTGAGTCTAACGATTCCTTAAAAGCGTCTTTAAAAAATTGCTGTTGCATTATAAATTTTGTTTCAGCTTCGACATTAGTTGGGGTAACGTTTGCTACTTTTTGCGAAATATTTTTGGTGTATTGATCGTATTCTCTCATATTAGCGAATATGTCTCTTAAATCTTTGTATTGGCCCCTAATAAATATATCGTCGTATACAGCATCAGCATTCGGCGCACCTAATTTACTCTCTAATTGTAATTTTTTAATTTTCACATTATCAAAAAAACTATTTTTTTGTGCATATTCCTTATTGAGTTCTCTAAGTTCATCCGTTAATGTTGCAATTCTTTGTGCCTTTCTTGGGCTCAAAGGACGAGGATCTATTATTTGACCGTCCATATCACGCACTATGCCGTACTTATTAGGGTTAGCAAGATCGTCAAAGAAACCTCCATCTCTGCCTATACCAAAAATTGGATCATCTATAATTGGTTTCGGTATGCCATCTTCTGCTGAAACGATATATCGATCAAATCCTAATTCATTTGCCATGGTTTGATACATTTTATTTACAGGACCTCTACTTAAATCAGTATATTTATATTTTCTGAGTCTTTTATTCAAATCAATTATGTTTGAAAATTTAAGTGCTTTTGGATTTCTGACTAGTGTTTCCAACCTTTTTAATTCGTTATCAAAGTCTGTCAAAGCTTGTTTTGGTAAATCACCAGGTTGTGAAAATGAAGCACCATAAGCGTTTAATTCTTCATCTAACTTACGTCTGATTGTTTTTAGTCTAATACCTAAAAGAGTCGCTATTTTTTTTTGCTCTACGCTAGCTCTGCCAGTTGGAGTGGTCCCTATTGCTTCGTTAAATTTATCATCTAAGGCACGATAAGCAGCTCCCATAGTGTTATCTATTGCCATACGAGCTCTATCCATATTTTCAACTAAAAGCTCTCCGAACTGTTTTTGTCCTATAGAATCTCCATAAATGCCTACTTGTGATATATCCTCTGCAATATTATTTAAAGCAACCTCAAGTTCTTTATTTGTCTTAAATACTAGATTATCTAGTTCAGCTTTCTTATTTGTTATTGATTTATCTATGCTTATTTTTGCCTCACCACTTATGCCACTTCGAAGAACGTCTTTATAATACGCTGGATAAGCATTAGTTTTTGCTTGCATGTCATCAACAATTCTGCTTATTTGATTTTCGAGATTTTTGATATTTCCTCTTGTTCTTGTGTTGCCAAGAATAGATTCCATAATTTGTTGGAACCTGCCTGGCAAAGATTTACCTAAACCAGCTTGACTAACAACATAAGCAACTGGTGTAAGCCTAATAGCGCCAGGTTGATAACCACTTTTGTCGTAATCGTATTTTTTGACGGCTGCTTCTATTTCTTTTCTTGTTGCTAGTCTGTTGAGATCTTCATCTAGTTTTTGTAAATCTTGTAAATCACGACCAGCAGCTGCTTCTCTTTGTAGTCTGTTAGTAGCTTTCGGTGCAGATTTTCCCAAAGTATTAGCATATAAGACTCCAATACCCTCACCAATACCTTGTCCCAAACCGCCTAATAGAAACTCTCCACTTACTTCACCTAAAACTTCACCTGAGCTTTGCTTTTGATAACCTTGCAAATAATCTACGGCTTCTTCTACACCTTTACCTGCAGCAGAACCTGCAGCTGCTGTTAAAACATTAGCCGCCCTAGTAGAACCTGCATCACTAAATAAGGTTTTAGATAACTTTTTAGCTGCACCAAATAATTTAAAAGGTGGTGCCATTGCTATTAACGATCCTATGATAGGTCCTGATATACCAGCAAAATCTGCAAAAGTTGCTCCAATACCTTCGAATCTTCTTGCGTCGATTATTGTGTTAATAGGTAGTCTACTACCGTCAGGTTGTCGTAAATATTTAACCGGCAATCCTAGTCTTCTTAAACCGTCATGTGTGAGTGCCATCTCACCTTTACTATTATAAGTAAAGCCCTTAGATCCAACTATTTTAGTCGCAACATGCTCCCGTTCTTCTAAAGTTTCTGCTTGTGCCAACTCTGAACGCAAACCTTGTATATTAGGCACACCTTCATCATAATCAAATAAATAATTATCTAAATATCCTGTTACCTCACGATTTTTGTTGTTAAAAAAATTTACTTGTCTGATGTCTTCTGTGACTAATGCTCTTGCTTCTTCGGCTGAATTAGCTTCTTTAATTACTTTAGTGCCGTCAGCTAAGGTAACTCTGAATTGGGGCATTAGGTGCCCTCCACATACTCAATATCTGTTATTGGACCTTGTGTTGGGGATGTTTGTACATCTTCATTAGGATTATATTTAGGTATGAACATAGTTTGAAAATCTTGAACTTGTAGAATTTTTTCGATCAACGGACGATTAGCTTCGATGACACCACTACCTCTACCGACGTTACCAAAATATTCAGCATTATTTACGATGACGTCTCTATTCTCTCCTAAGCTCAACCTAAAGTTTTTAATGACTTTATCCAATTTATTCCTTATTACTGATGGTGGGGTAGTCGATGTAATACTTCCGAAAATATTAGCAACAATTTCCCTATCAAGGTTAGATATGGTTCTACCTGATTCTCCGAGCAACTCTCTGATATTTTGTTGTCTAATAGCATCAATCAAAGACTCAGCTTGCGTCCTTGGATCTATTTGATCAAAAGGTGTATTTAATTCTAAACCAATTGCTGTTTTAGCTTCAGTTGTTAAAGCTCCTAAAAGACCCATCAGACCTGAACCCTCAGCTATCTGATCTTTTGCATATTCAAGTTTACCAATATTATCGACAGTAGTTTGATAACGTCTTAAAGCACTACTAATGTTGTTATTTTTCTCAACATCCGAAGATGCGTCTGAACTTTTCAAAGGTTCAAACCCACCTAAGCCTGTAAGTTTTTGTTCAAAAGATTCGGAAGGTGCACTTGCTAATCTTTCTGCTATCGTACCTTTTTCAGGGTCAGGATCAGTTAAAGTTCGTGATAAATTTAACATGAATCTATTAAAATCAGGATTGCTTATTATCTTAGAGACTAAAGGTTGCTCTTCATAACGTATAACCGTTTCTTCTTTTTTTGTTTTTTTTGGTTGGTCAAATAATTTACCGCTAAGTTTTTTGTCTTTTTGGACTACTGTATCAACTGGTTCAACTTCACCCTGTTGCAAACCTCTCAAGGCAGCACCTATCCCTGTACCGGCTGCTGTTCCGAAAGCTACTACACCAGAACCAGTCAATCCAGCAGATGGTTTACCTTTTTTAAATAAAAATTTAGAAACAGCGTCTACAGCTTTTTTTCCTGCCTTAGATTTAAGTGCAGCCTTGCCTGCTAATCCTAAGACACCACCTGTCCCGATTAAAAGTGGTACATTGGTAAAAAAATCACCTGCTGCTTGGAAAGCTTCATTTCTTTTTTGTATATCATATGCTTCTTGTGGATTTCTTGTAGCTGATAAATTAATATTCACTAAATCATTAACAAGTATTCTACCAAAATCATCCTCTTCTCTGTAGAAAATATCTTGACCCTCTTGTACAAAACCTTTTTTTGTTGGACTGATCGCCCTGAAACCTGAACCACGACCTAAGATATTTTGTTGTATACGCAAATTTTGGTTTTCTAAAACGGGCTCAGTTTTGCTGAACATGCTTCTGTTTAAAGGTTCAACTTGGTCACTCATGAACCAAAACCTCCTCCAGTAAAAGGATTTGTTGTATAGGAACTAGGACCGAACGGATCAGGTGTTGGTTTTATTGGTGCTCCCAAAAATCCTCTGTTACTATCTGTTGTATCAGTTGTGCCTGTTGGTACTGTTTGTACAACTCTTGGATCGTATTCAACTGGATTGTTAAAATTTCCAAAGAAACCGATACCAGCACCTAAACCTAATGCTCTTGGATCAGGTGGTATACCATACTGGCTTTGTATTTGTGACGAGCTGGCTTGATAACCAGGTAGCATAGCAGAGATGTTACTTAATAGACCTAAGTTTCTACCAACATCTGTAAAGTAAAGACTAGGTGCAAAAGAAGCTAAACCTTGTTGAAAAGCTGCGCCACGTTCTGCAACGCCTCTATCTTTCATAAGGTTTTCGAAGGCTTGTTGAAAACCTCTAGATCTAATATTACCTAATGCTTGACCTAACCCTCGACCTAAAGCTTCTGCTCGCTCACCAGCAAATAAACGGCCCCTAGAGCCAAAAGATCCTTCGCCGGCTTGTGCTATACCTTGAGCTCTAGCTGCAATATCTTGCATACCAGCTTGCTCTACTAGATCATCAATTGTTTGTTCGACAACTCTTTCTTCGAAAGGATCGTAAAATGCACTTATGTCTTCGGGTGTTACACTATCAAAAGCCCTTTGTCCGTATGCTTCAGCTTGTTGTAAGTAAGGTAGATACATCCCTAACCCACCTTGTATTTGTCCAGCTGCTTGTTTTCCTGCTGATAAAAGTTGATTGTAAAAGCCTGGTATACCTTGTGAGCCAAAATATAACTGTCTGATTAAAGGGTCTGTTATATTGTCGTACGCAGTTTGACTAGTAAGCCTAGGATTTAAACTGCCTTGTGGTGAATACATAAATTGATTCTCATCCATTATGCTTGCCTCTCAAAATATCTCATTAAAGTCATCATATTATCTGCACCTTTTTCTCTATCAGGTTTACCTGAAGGTACTAGTTGCATTATACCGTTTTTTCCTTTTTTCATGTTCATAGCACCTGCGCCTCTATTGGCTTTTGCAGTCATCACAAACTCTCCGTCTGACAACATAGCAGGTATGTCATCTGATGTACCTGTACCTGGACCAATAGACTCTCCGCCTACCCGCATATCTAAAACTTTTCCACCGTCAGCGAAACCTAAATTAAAACCGCCTATACCACCACCATATACTTGTGGTGTCGCTAAGTCTGGTCGTAAACTATCTCTTATGTCTGTCATACCTTTAGCCTCTTTCTCTGCGGCTTTCTCGACGGCTTTGCCATATGCAACCGAAGCTGCAAGTAATCTTGGGTCTATACCACCTTTTTCTGGGTCAAAAGAATCTTTAAGACTACCAAAGATACCGCCACCACTAGGATCTATACCAAGCACATCATCATAAAAAGAACCGCTTAGACCAGGAAATAGACGTCCTAAAAAGCCCTGTTGTTGTCCCTCTGGTACTTGTTCACCCTCACCTCTTAAAGAAGCTATACCTTGTCTTATCCTACTAATAGGACCACCTGAGGTTGGTATTTTAATAACGTTACCTGCAACTATTTTGCTTGGATCTGTTATGTTGTTTGCTTGTGCTAGAGCCTCTACAGTCGTGTTATTTTTTGCTGCTATATTTGATAAAGTATCACCTGATTGGATAGTATAGTCTTGTGTGCCTGCACCAAAACCTAATGTATCTTTTACGCTCGAAGCAAAGTTCCCTAATGTGTATTTGCTTTTGTCACCTATTAATTTTTCAAATAAGTTTCCCTCTCTGCCACTTATTTCAGTTATAGAATCCTTAAAACTAGGACCAGCTAAAACCGTTGCGAAGTCACCAAAATTACCGTCACCTTTTACAATATTAACAGCTGCCTTACCTTTTTGATAAAGTGCAGCAGGTGCTCGCCAAGGCCCTGGAATAAATTGTGCGACTTTTGTAACAGGATCTAAAATTTTCTTAACACCTTTCCAAGCACTACTAACGGCTTTTTTCAGTTTACTGAACAAACCAAACTCAGGTAGACCAGTCCTAGGATTAATAGACACATCCTCATCACCAACAACTAAAGTAGAATATTCAAATCCTGCATCATTAAGCTTTTTTTCTAATGATTTGACGAGATCCTTATCTAAGATTTCAGGTGGTAAGACTAACTCACCTGGACGGACATGCGCTATCTGAGTGTCGCCACCCCTTCCTGCATTTGCTAAAGCCATTATTCCTTGGTTCATAACTTTTCCTTATTCTACCACCTCTTTTAACGGTTCTACAATAATTTTACCGTTATCGTCTGTAAGTTTAGATGCATATATTTCCTTATCTTGACGCTCGCCAACTACTAACCAAGAAACAGATGCTTTAGATGCGGTATTCTGACACTCTATAATGAGCTGAGAGCCCATCATTTTAGCTCTGACAGCATCCCAATCATCTACATTAGAAACAAAAGCCTGTATATCTCTGTTAAGGGCTAAGAATGTGCCAGGGGTCATACCAAACCATTCATCTAGATCTATAATAGCTTTACCGTCTTCTAGGTTTATAGTGCCTCTATATAAGTTATCTGCTTGAGGGCCTTCAACAAATGAGTGCACAAGATCGTGTGTTTCAGGTTTGAGTGGGTGATCTATCTTGAATGAGCCTGATGATTTGGTTAAAGAACCATGTACTTGTACACCATTCTCAGTAATGCTCATCATTTTGTTAATGCCGAATGGGTCATCACCTAGCTCATCTGATTCGGCTGTAACATAAAACTCCATAACACCTGAGTTATTCTCACCAGTAGCTTTCAAATTAATCGTGCCACAAGAGTTACCACCACTATCAAACCATTGAATACTTCCTTTAGAGGCGCTTGTGCTTGAGATAGTTTGGAAAAACTTCATTTCAGCACCATTTCCTTGTGAGATAATAAAAGGTACGTTTAATACAGTAACAGCAGAGTTATTAGCTTGAATCCGCATAGCATTACTAGTTTTAAGTTGTATTGTGTCAGTAGCGAATAAAATACTCGTGTCAGTATCACCAGTATGTAAAATAGAACCTGCAACAGATAATGAATTGATATTAACTAGGTTTCTTGAGCCATCTACTATATTTGTAGAACCTATTGACAAAGAACCTGCTTGAAGTTGTTGAGACTGATTTATTGTTCCAGAAGTAAATATAACCCTTTCTGTAGCGGTTAGAACTGTACCTGTTGGAGCTGAAGTTCCTGTATCTGTTGCTGAATTAGTCCAAGTTCCTTGTCTATGTTCTACTGTGTAAAAACTACCTGTACCTGTAAAGTTACCGAACACCCCATAAAATTCATATTCTGTCGTTGAAACTTGTTTGACAACAACAGAGGATGGTGCACCTGTACTTGAACCAAAGTAATATACTTGGCAATCACCATAAAAACCGCTTTGATTAGAACTTCCATTAGAAGTTTTGAACCTGACTAATGTTTCTTGGTTTTGTGCATCAGAAGCGTTATAACCAACATTTGAATGTATTCTAAGAGTTACGGATTGACCACTTTGCGATAAGCTAGAAAGTGTGCCAAATTTGATATATCTATCACTATTCCCTGAAGTATTTGGTAAAGAAAAGGTTTTAGCTACTGCTGTAGCTATTCCTGTCTCCATACTAAGGCTATTGATATTTTGTAAATTTCTTGAACTGTCTAAGACATTAGTTCCAGAAACCCTTAAATTCACACCTTCTAGATCTATACTGCCATAAAAATTTATATCACCTTGATCTGTTGCAGCATCATTAATTCTAATTCTTTCATTACCGCCCCCAGCACCACCTGACCAAAATCTCATAGTGTTTGCGTCAAATCTGATAGTACCTACACTTTCGTCTCCTGATTCAAAATTAAATCCTCTTGAGCCACTTGTGAATCCATGTGCAAAGACTGCTGCATTTGCAGATGTTGTTATTGCATTACCACCAGCCGATGTTGTTATAGAACCTGTGCTAGAGTAAGAACCAATATTCTGAATATTTCTTGAGCTAGTGATGACATCTGTTCCGCCTACTCTGTAACCCCCTGTATTCAAAGGAGAAAGACTACCAGTAGTTGATGGTGAACCAGTTGAAACCCACTCACCTAAAACAAAACTACCATCAGCTAACATAGTCAAACTTCGTGCTACTCTTGAAGCCCAATGGAAATTAAGGTTAGGTGAATAACTGTTTGCTGATTGAGCAGAACCTACTAACCCTCTTTCTCTGATTGAGATAGGTGATATTTGCCAATCGTCAGCATTAGAAGTTGCATGATCACAACTAAATTGACTTATACCTGCACCATTAGCTACAAAAATACCTGCCGAAACTTCTACATTACCAACAACATCTAAGGTATGACTTGGACTGGTTGTGCCGATTCCTACTCTTTGATCGTCTCTGTCAATAGACATGATGGCATTATTGGCACTACCACTATTGTTGAAGTTATCATCAAAATGCAAAACATTATTTGAGCTGTCGTATCTAATACCCATACCAAATTCAAAAGGGTCAGCACCAGATGTATTATCGCCAAACAGAATTTGTGAACTTGTAGTATTTGAATTAGAGCCTAAGAGCAATAAGGTTTCTGACCCTGTACCGTCACCTACCTGAAGGTTTGCGATAGGACTGGTTGTACCGATTCCTACGTTGCCTGAAGAATTAATTCTTACTCTTTCAGAGTTGTTGGTAAAAAAATGTAAATAATTTGAGCCATGACTTCCTGAAACATAATTTGTAGTCCCACCAAAATATAATTTATCTGTACTACCAACTCTTATATTCCCATTAACATTAAGTTTTTGTGAAGGACTGGTTGTGCCGATACCTACGTTGCCTGAACTATCTATAGTGACCCTATCTGTACCAGCAGTTCTGAATTTCATATCGTCAGCAGAGTGACCATAATGTATTTGACCGCCATCACTTAACCCAGGATTACTGCTTGATTGGTCGGTAAAGACGATTCTGCCGTTACCAGAAGAAGTGGATTTTATGGTCATACCAGTATTGCCACTTGCATCAAGCACTAATTTATTTGCTTGACCCCAAAAAGAAGAGGGTGAGGTATTGCCGACAGCTAGACTTCCTGCATTATCAAGTCTCATTTTTTCACCACCATCAATATTAAAAGTAATTATTGAGCCACCGACCTCATTAGCATCATCAGCATAAAACCTTAAAGTACCTGCATTAGCTTGTATGTAACCATCTGAGTTATCATCTGTATCTAAAAAATGTATTGATGGGGTAGATGCTTGTAATTCTAGCTGACCTGAAGTTGTGATAGCACCACTACTGATAGTGCCTATATTGGTTAGGTTTCTGCTCTGATCTAATATTTGTGTAGAACCTAAATCTATATTTCCACTAGAATCAATAACTAAATAGTTTGATGTATTACCTGCACCCAAACTTAAACTTCCAGAAGATTCTCTGTTGTAAACAAAAGCATTATTGCCTGATTTTTGCAGTAAGAATCCATCAGTATTTGATGTGCCATTATCACTATCAAAAATATATAAGAACCCTGATGAACCAGAAGCACCTAAGATTTCCATATTAGAGCCTTTTACTTTTCCGCTTGAGGTAATAGCACCACTACTAATAGTGCCTGCAAAGGTGGCGTTTTGTGAGCTGTCTAACCTAAGTGCTTGTGTACCATTGGTTCTAAAAACAATATTATCGTTAAATCTTTGCCCTGATGTAGAGCCGATCACAACATCATCAGCATCAAAGACATTTATATTGGCAATTAGATTTATGTCATTTGCATTATCTGAGCTTCTTGCTGTAACAAAACTTTCATTTATTTTTATTGCCCCTGCACCACTACCAACAGTTAGAAGACCACTTGTAGTGACAGTACCAAAAGAACTATTTCCAAAACTATTAGAATTACCTGATGCTGTAATACTTGCAGAAAAAGTACCAGATGTTGCTGATAATGCTGCTATTGTTGTATTACCAAAGTTATTTGAGTTTCCTGAAGCTGTAATACTTGCACTACTTGTAATAGCCCCACTACTGATAGTACCAATATTGTGTAAGTTTCTTGATGTGTCTATTACAGTAGTGCCATTAACTTTGTAATTACCAGTTTTTAAATCTAGGTGTCCTGATTCATCAAGTGTCATTAACTGCGTACCTGCTGACATAGTGACAGCATCTTTACCAAATACAAAAGCACCAGTAGTTCCGTTATTGTTAGTGTCTATTAAGAAATCTACATTATTGACACCACCTAAAACTACATTATTAGTTCCTGCACTACCACCAGAATCCATGTCAAAATCAAGAAATGAAAAAGCACTTAAACCATCACCTTCTCTTTGAATGAGGTCTGTTTTAATTGTTCCTGTAGAGGTTATAGCACCACTTGAGATAGTACCTATATTGGTTAGATTTCTACTGGCATCAATTACATCAGTAGAACCAATCTCAAAATTACCTGAAGCATCAAAACCACCATAAGTTGTACTGGTTTGACTACCAACACCAGAAATTCCAATAAACTTGATAGCGCCACTTGCCCCTGAACCATTTTGAGAAGTTAAAGATGTAACACCATCTATCTGTCTTAACCTAGTTTGTTGTAAAGTAGAATCAGTATCAGTTAATATTATTGACGGTTGACTTGGTGAACTACCACCTGAAGCTGTCGCAATCGTTAATCTTCCTGATGCAAATGTGGCTGTACTTTCAGCATTTAAAGTTTGTGCAGTACCACTTCCTGTAATAAGCCTGTTATCTGCATTATTGTTGATAGTAACGGTTGATACTGCATCTATTTGTGTTTGTATATTTGAGGTAACACCATCTAAGAAATCAAACTCAG